AGTGCGCTTTCCCATCTAACAGGGGTTCGAACAATTCGTGGGAGTCACGGTCTCCCAAAACAAGGTGATCTGTATAGTGCTTACGCTTCTTCTTTATTTCTAAATTCTTTCTAGGCATTGGTTTGTTCTTGTGGTGGTTCTGGTTGTTGTTGAGCCATTGCGTTAATAGCGGGACCGACTGCCGGTGCGCCTAACTTCATCATCATCTCTTGTTGTTGAGCTTGTTGCATCGCCTGTTGAAGTTCTTCTTCCGTCTTGATCAACCCTTCGGTCTCGATGCCAAGAGCGGTAGCGCGTCGCTTGAAGTAGTCGGATACGTTTACGTACTGCATGACCGCTTCGGGACCGACCACCTGGTTAGCTCCGGCGAGGAACATGTCCAACCTGTTGAGGTCGTTACCGCGTCCTAGAGCTTCTATGCCCGTTACGATGGTAGGCTTGACTATGTCCTTGGGTAGCTTCGGTAGACGATCCTTCTTGCTCATACGCTCCATTAAGCGTGTAACGAGCGGTAGTTGGAACTCCTGTGAAAGAATACTGTAGAGACCGCCTAACGCCGCTTCCAATTCTTGCGACAACATACGGATCTCTTCAGCGGTAACCCTCTCGGCTTGTCTGACGACGTTGCTGTTGAGTAGGAAGGCGTGACTGAGGCGGTCTTGGATCTGAGCCATAACCGTTTGAGCCACTCTAAAATCATTGAACTTGTTTAGTTGTAATACCGATACGTCTCCGTCCGACCCTTGAACGATAGCCCCGTTGGGAGCTTCAGCCAGAGTACGGGCGCGAGTCGTACCGTTGGGGTTAACCATAAATAGTACTTTAGCCGCAGCCGCTGATCCTTCCACGATGGCTTTCGTCAACGCTTCCAGACTCTTCAGGTCGCCTATGTATTCCTCGACGAACCCTCGTCCGTAGTCCTCGCCGTCGATACGTGTGTAACGAAGAGGTAACCAAGGAGACTTGTCCAAAGCGTATTCGCCGTAGGACTCCTCGATGGGCATTCCCTTGACGTCTTGACGTACAACGAACTTGTCGCCTTCACGACAGATGGATGTGAATAACTCACAGGTGTCTTCTTTGGACTCTTTATATACTTCGTTCCGAACAGACTCCGGTAGCATCATAGGCGCTACGGTCTCCTTGACTGCGATGTGTGTGACGTTACCCATTGGATCACGCTTAACCACGTATCGGTCGGGTCTGAAGACACGCATACCGCCGTCATCGGGTAGGTACAACAAGGTGTTACCTGTTATCAATAAATTCTTTAAAGCTTCGAACACGCCTACTCTGAACGCCTCTACCTCGACTTCTTGAGATACGGCTCGTTCGACTTCGCTGAGAGCTTTCTCTAGGTCCGTGCGTAGCTGTTCGCCTTGCTCTTCGCCTAACTCCGCCTTGGCCTTGTCCAACTCGTAACGGTCTATGACCAAACGGAAGAACGGAGCGTTGGGCGGTAACAAAGCTATTAACAGTTTAGATGCCAGGTTGTTGACGCCTCTTGCCCCGATCCCCTGATACGGTGTGTAGTACTTGGTAGCCGATCCGTGTCCTTCCGGCGGTAGAACGTACGGTATGGTCAGTTCGGCAGAGGTACGACCTCTATCTAAGAAAGACCATCGCTGACCTTCCAACGACGTGTAGGTTGTTTGAGCGGATTCGTTGTTCATATTAAAGTTAAGAAGGAGGTTCTGAACGTGTCCACGCAGCTGTAGCTAGAACCGCTAAAATTTCGGAGTGGGTGTAGGTGTCCTTACCGTATAAGAATCGAGGTTTAGCGCCGTCATACTTGACGAAGGTTTTGTCCCCTTCCGAGTCGTCAGCGTTATAGCTCCAACGAAGAGTGTCCGCGCTCGTCTCGCATACTTGGCTAAAGTCGACGTCGTCGACGTCCTCACGGTCTATTATACAATATGTTCTACTCATGATTTTAAGGTACTGCGGAGGAATATGTAGAGCCGTTTTGACCTGCCATATCTCCGTCACTTCCGGCTGAACCTAGATTTACTACCGTGCCAATAATGTCCGTATTAGCTGGAGCGCCTCCACCTGAGTCCGTGTCGCCTGTGCCATCACCGCAACGCCACCAGCCCACTGGCGACAAATCCAAACCGTCCGTGCCTAGCCCTACCGGTACTCCGCCGTTATAAATGGCAGTAATATTTGTGGACGATAATGCAGAGTGGAAAACGCTTACTTCGTCAATGTTTCCTTTGAAATAATTAGCGGAATCGTAACGCATACCGCCGATATTTGTCTCGGTATATGAGCCAGCGGTACTCCAAGCAAGTGTCTTAGAACCTTTGTCCACGCCATTAAGATATACCTGCGCTGACCCGGTAGTAAATACGGCAACAACGTGATACCATGTGTCTACGGCTATTGATGTGTTCGTAAATTGTTTGTTCCATCCACCCAGACTCCCCCACGTATTACAAACGATCTGTGCGTCTGAACCTGTGCCGAGAATTCCTACCGCACGGTCATACCCACCAGCTATCACGCTAGTCAGTTGAAACATGTAGTCGTATGCCGCACTGCCGGGTAGTAAGGTCGACTTAAACCACAACGAAATCGTGCAGTCTCCTGTAGTGAATAGGCTGGATTCGTTTACCGTCAAGTAGTCATTGGTCCCATCAAATAAGCCCGACAGACCGTTTTCAAACGGAGTAGCGCCGCCGCCTTGTTGTGCATCAAACCCGTACAACGAACCGAAACCCGGTCTCTTGAACTCCGATGGCAACGCCGTAATACCGCTTGGTACTTTAACGTTGGTCGTAGGGAACGTGATGGACATGGTTACAGAGAGGCTGTAGTTCCGGTAGCGTGTAGACCTACGGTTCCGTTGGCGATAGCTGTGATGTTTCCACGAATCTTTTCGTAGTGTCCGTGATCGTCGCGTACAATTACATTACCGGCGGCGGTTAAAGCCTCTTCATGTATGATACGCCATTCACCTGCTACGTAAGCTTCAACGTTCACAGTCGCGCTTGTGGAAGCGGATTCGATGGTGAACGTCCAGCCTTTCGAGCGTTCGACGCTGAAGGACGAGCCTGCTCCCGTTCCGCTTGTAGCGTCTGGAAGGAGCGTGATCTTCTGGAGTGATATTAATGACATGATAGTTATGTTCTCTTGTTAGTTGTTATGTTGGTAAATTGACGCCACTACCGACGTAGGAACCACCCATAGTCGGACGTTTAACGGTTAGTTGACTAGTGCCTCTACGGCTTTTCCTTTGACCGCCACGACGTTTTGCCGCCGGTTTAACTACAGCCGCCGTTTCAGCCGGAGGAGGCGGAGGAGGAGGCGGTGGTTTTGGAGGAGGTGGAGGAGGTGGTGATCCGCCGAAGCACATGATTATTCCTTGGTTGATATTATAGTTTCGTTCTGCTCGTCGAAGACGTCCCATAGGAAGTTAACGACTTTGCGTTGTCCCGTTTTAATCCACACATCTCGTTCACTATCACTAGGATCGGGACATCGGTCGGGATAAAGTTCGTCTAATCTTTCGAGTAAACGCCGACTTAAATCGGGTAAGTTTCTCTGTATAGGTGAGTTCATCTGTACGGTAGGTCGTTTAGTTCGTGTGGAAGGCGACCATCTTTGATCGCTTGTTCCGTCCATATCCACGCTGAAGCGTTCCATAGAATAGCTCCAAGGTGGTCTTCGGATTCATCGCCTTGAGACGCCGCTATCAGGTGACGCATCATGCTGTCGTACAACCGACTAAGAGGCATTCCCTTCATCCAGTTGTTGTCGCCGTAGTGGGTGGCTCCGTCTTCGAAACGCTTGGCGAGGGCGAGAAGTGCGGTTGGGGGGATAAGGCTGAATCGTCCTCGTCCAACGTCCCCGTCACGCTGCGCACCACTTTCGAATACTTTCTTTTCTCCGCTGGTGGGTAATGTGCTGGCATCCATAGATATGTTAGTTCCTTTCGTTTAATGTTGTATTCGTCTTTGCGTAGCAGTCGAGCCATCCATGCGTTCATCAACGCCTCTTGCTCGTCTAATCCTTTCTCTTCGTATAGCTTCATGACCGACGCCCATGTGTATCCGTTCTGTTCCAACCATCGTTTGGCGCGTACCGTACCTATACCGGGAACGCCGTAGTAACCATCCGTTGAGTCTCCTGATACGACTTGTTCCAAGTGGAAGCGGTCGGCGTCGTCAACGGACGGCTCATGCATCTCGTCCTTGTTGAAGTCGTAGTACATACCGGGAACGCCTTTGAAGTCCTTGTCGATGCTTACTATGATTCGTCTGTCGGTGCGGTTGGGTCGTTCGGTAGCGAGTATCGACAACA